ACACGCAACACTTCATAAGGAATGAGTGACACCCCTGCGTGGGTGTATCCCAACATTTGCTTGGGTGCGGGTGCGTCACTGACCCCGTTTTTCGTGAATACGCATCGGGTGACACATGTCATCAATTGCGCCTTCTCTGACGACTCGCCTGCGTGGTTCCGCCGTCTGTATCCGAGCCGGTACGCTCAGCTGGACGCCTACGACTCTGTGCAGGTCAAGATTCTCGACTGGTATCCACAGTTCGAAGCGGCCATGCGTGCGTTCCTGCGTGCCCCGAACGCCATTGTGTTTGTTCACTGCCAGGCAGGTATCAATCGTTCAGCCTTTCTGCTGCTGTACTACATGTGTAAGAACTTCGGATTGGACTTTGCCACCCTGTTGTCTGCCGTTCGCAAGCAGAGGCCCCAGATTTGTTCAAACCCCGCTTTTATGAAGGAAGTCACGGAGGCACTGAAGAACCCATCTACATAGACAACCACAAGTTCAGTATGGATGTATTCAAGGTGAGGCGGATACGGGAAACGGGATCGGCGTCCATCGGGACGCTCGATTCGGTTCACCAAGATATTGTCCAGGGATTGCGCGAGACACAATCAAAAGCGGAGGCCATGGCGGAGTTGGCCCAGTTGAAAGAGCGGATTCAAGCCGTTCGCGCGTCCAACGAGATTGGAGATGTGATTCAGTGTTCCCAGTGGGAAGCACGCGTCAAGGAGTTGGAGCAAGAGGCGGTCCAGTCAGACCCTATACAGGAGTACTACTTGAAAAACATGGACATTCTGATGGGCTACTACAATCGAGAGTCGGGGGGCACCTCGGCCACGACGGTTGCGCCCAAGGATGCCAATACCTTCTTGAAGTACTTTGCCACTGCCGCCTCCACCGACACGGGAATCACGCGCAAGCAGATGTTCGATGAGTATGTGGCTCGCATGAAGCTGGGCGCAGTTCCCGAAGCCACACAGCAGCAGACGGAACACTGTGCGCAGTGCAATGTGGCCCGCGAGGAAATCAGCTCGGAGGGTATTCTGGTGTGCCCGAAGTGTGGGTCGGAGGAGTATTCGTTGGTGGTGTCGGACTTCCAGTCGTTCCGTGATCCGCCGAAGGAGCGGAACAATTACGCGTATAAGAAGATCAATCACCTGAACGAGATCCTGAACCAGTTTCAGGCCAAGGAGTCCACCATGATTCCCGAGGAGGTGATGAACGAGGTGGTGCTGGAAATCCGTAAACGTCGCATCGACAATATTGCCGATCTGACGGAGAAGGAGATTAGGGAGATCCTGAAGAAGTTGGGACGGTCCAAGTACTACGAGCACGCGGCCCACATTTTGTCAAGGTTGAACGGCAATCCGCCGCCCACCATCACGCCCGAGATTGAGGAGAAGATACGTGCCATGTTCCAGGAGATTCAGGCGCCCTTTTTGCTGTATTGCCCGAACGACCGCACGAACTTCCTGTCGTACTCGTACATCCTGTACAAGTTCTTTGAGCTGCTGGACTTGGATGAGTACAAGGTGTACTTCCCGCTGCTCAAGTCGCGGGACCGGTTAATCGCGCACGATCACATATGGGAGCGCATATGTACATATTTGTCTTGGCAATTCATCCGTTCTGTCTAACGAAGCAGTGAAAACACCATGGGGTCCGTGGTGACCACCTCGTCGCCTGGGTGAGACCAATTGAACATGTCACCCGGTTCAATGAACATGTCGTGCACAATGTTGTTGGCCTTGCAGAACTGAGCAAAGAATGACTCGGAATTGAAGGGGTAGAGACCTCCTGAATCCCAAGATCCATAGGTGAAGAGCATGGGACCCAAGAGTGCAAAGACATCGCGACGGGCCACCCAGAACTGCTCCTGTCCGAACGTCACAACGTTGTTGTCCCGCAGTGTCACCTCCGCCGCGCCTGTTTGGCGAGTACGAATCCGCTCGCTGCCAAAGTAGGGCAACGACAGGTCCAGTTTCTCTGTGAGAATCGAGTCGGTGCGGCACCTGACGACAATGTCAAACCGCATATTGTTGGCGCGCTCGTAGTCCAGAATCATCTGCCACGCCTTCCACACCTGGTAGTACTGGATCACGGTTCCGCTGCTGTGGAGGTACCCCATGTTCCACCCCTCGCCCGACCTCCCAAAAGCCTCGGATGTGATGGCTGGACGGTTACATGTGTCGAGGAAGTACATGAATGCATTGAACTCTGCGTCGCGCAAGGAGGGAAGAATCAATGATCCACCGTACTGAGCACCTTGGAAGTAGGAGGCGGTGACTGCTGAGTTCCCTGACTCACAAGCCAAGAACATGACAGCGTCATTGGGGAGAAGAAGGTTCTGCTTGAGAAGACCAGCTGTGCGCCGTAGACCCCGCTCTTGGCCGTTCACAATAACTGCGATGGGCATTGTGTAGGACAAAGGAACAAAACGTGGAGTATTAACAATGCCCGATGCAAGCTTGTCGCCCACACAGGGCATGATTGCCCTTGGAATGATTTGCACAACATTGATTGTGCTGGCGGGTGTTGGGGTTTATCAACTCTCTCGTGCGCCCCCCGAAGCGATCGGGCAGGCCTTGGTGATTGGAGCTACGGGGTCGGCGGCATCGGGTGTGATTCGTGCGGCGGAGGGTGCGCCCCAGGGCGGCCGTCGGCGTCGCCACAAGACCCCGCGGAAGCACCGTAGTCGGCGTCGCCACTAGGCTGTATCCGTGTAGGCAAAGAGCGTCAGAGCCACCAGACTCATAGCCACGGCGATCCATCGGGCGCCATGGATCTTTTCGCCGAACCAGAAGACTCCTATCAGAGTGACCATGATGTCACTGGACAGGTTCCACACCAAGTTGACGACTGCGAGGCCTTCGCCCGTGACCCTCATGGCTTGCAAAAAGAGAAAAGGCTCGAGTGCATACACCAAGGTCGCAAACGGCAGACCTGTGCGGATGGGCCACGAACCTGTGCCCACCTGTTTAACCGTGGACATCATCACCAAGTCAAGTCCCGCCATTACCACGCCAAACGCGACAGGAATCACCGAGAAGCCCATTGTTCTTCTCAAGAGTATATAAAATGCCTGGAGAGACTGATGCCACCAAGGGAGTGTCGAATGAGGTGATCGTGGACTACTTTTACATCATGTTCTGGATCGTGGGTCTGGCCACAGGTTTGGTGTTGATCTTGGAGCTGTACGGCATTGCCCTCGCCCCGAAGCGTGGCTTTGCGGTGATGCTGGCCTCGGCTCCTACGCTCATCCTGACCTTCCTGAACGCGGCGTTCCTGTACATCCTGTCCGTGCGCGCCCTGAAGTAGACTCCATATGGGTCTTGGCGAGTTACACATATCAATACTACCATTCGCAATGCATTGGGTATACGTTCTCCTGTCCGACGATGGAGACATATACGTAGGCGAGACAACCCGACTTTTCAGGCGTTGGAACGAACACCAGACAGGTCGCGGAGGTGCTAATACTTCGGCAGGTGACTATAACACTGTGATTGGACTATATAAGGTCTCGTCAAATCGTTCTTTTCGGAGATACCTTGATGACATATCGGTGTGGAGAGTCGAACGACACTGGGACGACGATGTAGACAAATACGACGCTCTATCAATAGAAAACCTTATAACCGAACGTTATTTGGTTGAACGTGGTATTACGAAGCAGGACATAAAGGGTGGGCGTTACACTATCGAAAGTAGGTGTGAGAATTTCTGCTTCGGAGGCGGCGCGGCTGCATACGAGAAGGATAGACCCCTCTGCAAATGTGGGTATCCATGTGAAGTGAACCTGAAGAAGGATACCACCAAGATTTACTTTACGTGTCCTGTGCCGACTTGGGTAGAAGGATATGAAACACCAGAAAAGTGCAATTTCTGGGAGGAGTATGAACCATACCGCACGACAAAGCTTACACTTGAAGCAATGCGCAGTGCATTCTGGGTTCGCAACATCCCAGAGTGGGGCAATCTCCCGTGTCTGAAATGCAAAAGTGAGCAAAACGAAGTCCTCTGGAGGCTTGGTGTCAGACATCGTATATGTAACAAGTGCTTCCAGAAACACTATGACACATTAAAGAAGGAGTACGAGAACAAGACCCGCAACTTATCTGATGTATTCGCAGACTGCGACGATTAGACCACATCCTTCGGGTCGAGACGGGCCGAGAATGCGAACAGCCAGAGTCCAGCCTGTGCGCACTTGTCCCTGACCTTGTCCGACAACTTTGCATCGATCGCCTTGTGAGACAAACGCATGTTCAGGTTATCCAGGCGGCGCATCATCTCGTCTACGGAGATCTTGTGCTCCCTGGTGATGGCGACAAAGTCGTCGAGAAGGCTGTCGCTGTTGAAGTTGGGTCGCTGTGGGCGACCACTCGTGACCTTGAGGGGCTTGTACTTCTCGCAGAAGGCCTTGCGGGCAGCAAGGATTGAATCCATATCTGCCATTGGCTCGTCCGTCACATAGAGCTCGGGAACCGACACTGCCTTGTTCAGCCGCAGAAACTCAGCCTTCACCTGTTCATGCGTTGCGTCCCACATGATGTCCACGAGAATCGGCGCAATCTCTGTGATTCCAACCAATGCCTCTCGGCGGTGGTTGGACTCGTAGCAGTACAGCTTCTTGTTGATGCAGGCTAAGTACATCATCCCGTCAAGGCGCCCGGACTGCTTCACGAAGGCGTGAATCTCGGCCACGCGCTCTGCGTCAGGCGGTCGGTTGTGCTTCCACCGCTCAATGCCCAAGTCGTTGAAG